CATCAAAAGTAACCCATATGAAGCCAAATTAAATGGAAGCCCGAGCGGAACATCATTGCTTCTCATATTGAACATTAAAGAGATTGCCCTGGTTGGTATACTACAATCATTGAATAAACTATTCCATCCATTTTCATCTGTCGGAAAAATATCTTTAACATAAGACGATTTATCATATATGTCTTTTCTTTCCTGTAAACTGAACTCTCTTGTATAAATTTGAAATCCATAATGACAAGGTGGAAGAGTCATCTGGTCCAATTCCGATGGGTTCCAAGCTGTAACCATCAATCTTCGGCTATCAGGATTTGTTTTAAGGTCGTGAATAAGATTTTTTATCTGGTCAAGTTTAGGCACTTCAGAAAAATGAGTAACAGCCCCATGATTCCATCCTGAAGGTTTTTTATCAAAGCCACCCCACGCTCTCCATTGTCTACCATACACAGGACCTAAATCTCCCCACTTCTTAGCAAACTCATCATCTGTTTTGATTTTGTTGATGAACTCTTCTTGTGTACTAGGCCATCCTATTGCAACTAAATTTTGGTAACCTCCAGAGATAATCTTTTGACCGTAGTTCTTATAAGCATCACCGTCCCAAATATGACAATCATTATCTATAAGGTATTTAATGTTCGTATCACCACGTAGGAACCAAATCAATTCAGTTACAATTCCTTTCCAAAACATTTTCTTGGTTGTGAGTAAAGGAAATCCTTCACTCATGTTGTGTCTGATCTGACGACCAAAAACACTGATGGTTCCTCCATTTCTTGTTTCTTTTTTTACCCCATTATCCAAAATATCTTGAAGTAAATCTTGGTATTGTTTGTCTAAATTATTCATTTTCGTTATTTTTTATATTCCCATTTATAACCACCAGCGGTTTCTTGTTTTCCTTTACATACCGCAGATATATTGAATATTTTTAATTGTTTTTCAACTTCTGTTATACTATCCCAAGTATAAAGTAAATTACCATTTAAATCAAATTGTAAAACCTGTAATCTTTTTTTTGATGATCCTGTTGACACACCTTTTTTCAATTTTGATAGTTTTTCTGAAAACCCTTTTGGTTTAGGTTTTCTCATTTTATTTTTTGTTTCTTCAGATAGTTTCCTACCTTTACCCGCCTTTGATATTTTTTCTTTGGCTTCGTCAGTATGCTTCCACCCATTCTCTAATTTATATTGCTGATGTTGTGATATTTTTAATCTCCATTCAAAATGTCTTCTATCGGCCTCTTCTTTACCATATTTTTCTAACCATAAACTATAACGACCTTTTTTAGTTAGTTCTGTGCCGTTTTCCTTGTTATGTTTTATGATTTTTTCAATTTGTTGTTTTTTTCTAATATCAGCTTCTTCCTGACCGTGTTTTTCAACCCAATAATTATAAATTCCGTTTTTAGTAATGTCTTGACCTATTTGTCTGTCACCCTCTTTACCACCATTACTTATATTATAACCAATTTTTCTATCTTGACTATTATATTTTAATATCCAGTAAACTTCTCTTTCATTCATATGATTTTCATCAACACACTCTTCTAAAATTTCTTTTACAAAATTTTCTTTACCATATTTTTTTATGGCTCTTTGTATTTTTTTACCACTTCCGAAGTAAGATGGGTTATTATTTCTATCTTGACCGATATAGATTTTATTATTAAGATTGTTAGTTATTTTATAGATAATCATTTTACTTGTTTATTATAAATATCTACTATCTTATTTTTATATTCAATTACTATCTTTTTTGATAACTAAATTATTCATCATTACTTTTCTATTTTTTTTAAATCTAAAAATTGGTTGTTCTTTACCTCCGTAGTTTTGAGTATCGACTTGATCATTCCACTCGGAAAATGGTCTTGCATATTGTGATCCAAAAGAAAGTGATTTGTAAATGACTAGCGGTTCGTCAGTATCTGTGTGATTACACATGCAAATAACTTCGTATTGACCACCTTTATAGTGTTGGTATTTTTCACCCGGCTTTGGGTAATTTTTAATTAGATTACTCATTTTACTATTGCAGAAGTCAATAAATTAATAAGACCTTGTAGTTGTCCAAACTCAGTAAATCTAATTGATGGTTCTGTGTTGAAGACCTCAACATACCACATATGGTCTTCAACATCTTCACTTGAACAAGAAATAAGTGATAGACCACTGGCAATTTCGTAGTAGTAATAATAAGTTTCGTCTCCTTCGTATTCGTCGATAAATTCTTTATCGAATCCTAATAAATGTAATTCTTTTTCTGTCATGGTTTAAAAATAAAACTATTTTTCTAACGAATCAAGGTAATCATTAAAATCTTTTCTTGAAGGTGGTCTTCCGTCAATATTATGATGACCATTATAATAGTTTCTTATTTTTTGAATGGTTTCATAAACTTCAAACTCCTGTAATCCATCTCGAAGGGTATTATCCCAAATTGACATATCCTCGTCGTCGTGGTAATATCCTTCTGAACCAATACAAGTTGATTTTACATTTTTATCTTTAAATGCACCATCAGGACCTCCTTGAGAGTCGTCTAACGGGTAAGGTATTCTATCTTCGCTCATATTAATTTTAAATCTTTTCTGTATTTATTTATTTTTTCCCTTGTTTTCGAAAATTCATCATTATCACATGGTTTGTGCCCATTCCTAACCGCCTCAATAATCTTTAATTCATTTTCAATAATAAAACTTGTTTTTTCTTGTTCTGTTAGCTCATAAGGAACAACCTCAAGTCTAATAAACTCACGAATCATCGTTTTTATTTTATCAATTTGTTTATTTGGGTCTTGTTTGGACTCATGACACATAACCGAAGTTTGATATATCGTTTTACTAAGATCTAAAATTCTTTTATCAAATTTCATAAACTTTCAAAATAAATTGCCTTAATTTTAGCAAAATCAGTTTTAATAATTTGTTGTTTTTCTTCACTATATTCACCAGAAGTTATGATGTCAAATACAACCTCAACACCATCTTTAAGTATTTTTTTTGTTGATGGTTTATTGATCCATTCTTGGTTTTCTTCCCATATTGGATAAACTTTATTATCATTTTGGGATAAATTTTTTACCACCCATTGATTTTCGAAAAATATCAAATATCCATCCATAAACTATAGGTATAGTGTATATAACTTTTGAGCAATTACTTTTAATTTAATTTCAAGTTCAGAGATTCTTTGTTTTTGTTCTTTAGTTAATTCAAAACTTGATGCTTTGATATCGGCAATCTCGTTTGATATCAAACGATGCTCATTCATTAACTGTCCTTGAATCATTCTTTTATCCATAATTTTATTTTTTAATCCCACCAAAATGCAAGTCTTTCCTCAAGCACTCTGAATAGTAGTTTATTTGCTTTATTATGATTATAATGGGAAACCAATAAACATAAACGCTTTTTGTCATCTTGTTCTCCATGTTCTTTAACAACCGCACGAACTGAAGAAGGATATTTAGAAAGGTATTCATCATATTTTTCCCACTTTTCCTCAAAATCAATTGATTTAAATCCAGGTTTATCAGGAACATCGTCGAATATCATATCGTTATCCCAATAATCCATACACTCCAATTGGTAGTATTCTTCATTTACTCTTTCAAGTAAATTAAGAGCTAAAGTCATATCACGATTATCAAGTTCAATTCTCATGTGTCGGTTGGAATTAACAAGTTCTTTTCTTTGAAATTCAATTTTCTTTTGTAGAATCTTTAAGATAAAACTATCATCCCAATCTCTATCGTTCCAAATAGTTGGAAACCACTTGATTAAGTTATGACAACTGGTTATAAAATCTCTAATTCTCCAATGTAATCTCCCGTATAATGTTGATCTATCCCAAGCCGTGTCTTCAGGGATCGGTAGTTGTTTATATGTTTTCATCTCCAAATTCTGTTATGTATTCGTCTTTTAATTCGTTATATTCTTTCATACTCTTTTTAAACTTTCTATCCATGTGAACCCAACCAACCATACAAACCAACCAAATAGTAAAATATAAAGTTATATTGAGATTGTTATCCCAAAAAATTAAGTATATGAATTCAAATAACCACAAGAATGTCAAGACACCTGAAATTAGATTATAAGTTCTGGCTTCATCAATTTTGGTAACCATTTCAATCAAAAGTTCTTGTTGTCTTTCTGTCATTTTATATGTTTTTTACAAATATAATAAAATTATGGTAATTCATCCCAAAAATCATTCACAGGAACTTGTTGCATATCTAAAATTTCGTTTTGCCATGAATTGAACTCAAGTGTTTCATAATTCCATCTTGGTGTCATAGGAATAACTCTTGTTCCATTATCAAAGTCAATTTCAAAAGTCGAGAACTGTTCCGTTATTTTACCATTACGATATCTTTTAGTCAACTTTGGAAGTTTAAGTGTCCCAAGTTTATATTCTAAATTAATATTTGCCAACTGAATTTTTGCAACATGAGAAAATGTTTCATTTGGTAACTCATTAAACCTTGCTCTTTCTTGAACATTAAGAATTTCATTTTTTCTAAATTGGTATTCAACAGTAATCCTTTCTTGACCATTTATAGAACCTTTTCGAATTGAGAAGATTATTGAATCGGGTCTTTCACAATATGTTCTTACACAATTATGTTGGTGTTGTGATTCTTTCTCGTAATCTAGTGTTTTTCTCAATAGTACAGGATAATATGTTTCACCCTCGTGTTCAATAGGTGTTTCTAAAGTATCAATTTCACCATAATATCTTTCAACCTCACCTCTTGTGTATGAAGTAAGTAATCTACTAAACTCTTCGTGTTCTAAATTGAAGGTACTTCTATTTTGAAATTTCAACTTAACATCTTCACCAAGTTCATTTAGTTTCTTTTTGAACTCTAAATGTTCAATAAGTGTATGAAATACCGCATCATCAAGATGTTCACCAAGGGTTAGGATTCTATCTTTTTCTTTATTAGTTAACTCAGGAAACTTTCTTTTAAAATCTTTAAAATAGTCCTGATGGGTACAATACCAATATTGTCCTCCCGCAGGATTTTCTTCAATGGGGTTACCATATCTATCATTTGAGAATTGATAATCGAATATTTTATCAGGTAGTTTATTGAATCTATCAATTCCTAACAAATAGTAGAGACCTGTAAGTCTATCAAAATTGACATTTGGGATTTCATTAAGAATTCTTTTAATTTTTGACCCTTTTAATTTTAACATTTTCATAACCCCATCAACTAAGTTCATATCACAACTTCTAAGAGTTTTGATTGGGACAAATGTGTCGGTGTATTGAATCCAATTGTTTGGTATTTTTACACCTTTGATCAAATACTTTGTTAAACTATAATGGGTAAAAGGATTTTTTGTCTCAAAGTTTTGTGTGTTTTCAAGTCCAAGTCTATCCCATATTTTTTCTAAAAAAAAATAAAAATAACTTTCAGGTCTAACAGAATTATGAATTTTCAAAGTGTATTCTAAATCTCTAATAGCTCTAAAACTTGGATCAACCTTCATGGAGTTTCCAATCTTTGTTTTATTCTTTCCTTTGAATGTACCTGTGTAGAACATTTTGGTTTTGAAATTGAAGGATAGGTAGTTTGTGTGTTTTCTTACCACAAAGAATCTTTTTCCTACTATTCTCCATTTATGGTAATACTGAGCCTTTATTGAAATTGAGTCTTCCCCTTCTTCAATAAAAACTCGTTGTCTTGTAAAGTCTACTTGAGCCCATATGTTTCCAAAATTTTTAACATAGTCTTCTTCAGACAAAAAGAGTTCGTCGTAATAAAATCTACCTGTTTTTTTTATAATACATTCATTATTCCCGTTACGATATACAGGTCCATACTCTATAGGACAGGAGTTTTTGAAAGTCTGCGTTTTATAAGACTTTAACTCAATAAACTTATGAAATGTTTTACCTTCTACTTGCAACATAACACAAAGATAGAAAAAACCCCCGACTTATTCAACCGGGGGATCACACTTTTTTTTCACTAAACTAAACTTACTATCAACTTACCAGGGTTGTTCCACGCTTCGTTATAGGTGAACTCATAATCTTTTAGATTTTTGATGACCACATCTTTCATCGTTTGGCTTATGCCGGTGATGATTTCAATCTCCTTAGATTTTTTATTCATCTGTTCCCAAATAAATTGATCCATTAACTTGGCAACGTCAGCGTGTTTAACTCCATGTAAATCAAGTGTTTTCATAATAAATGAATTTGTGTATTATGGCGTTGATCGCCCAATGAGATATGTTATTATTCGTTATCATAAAACATTCTCTCACTGTCTTCTGTGTGCCATTTTTCATGGTCTTCCACATTATAAAATTCATTACAAACGAGGTAATCTGGTTTTTCAGGAAAGGGTTTGGTCACAAAACTTGGTTCGGACCATTTAATTCTATTATTAGGTTGTAAGGCAATTTGTCCGTTATCTAATAATATTATGTGATGGGATTTATGTTCCATTGGATCTTCGGACAATGTGATATCAGTATTAATATCATTTGAACCCCAATTTATAGTGGCAAAATATTTACCCGAATAAAATTTTCTATCTTTCATATAAACTTCAACAGGTCCACCTGAAACAAAATTTAATTTAAGAAGTGTGAAATTATATGAAAAACAATTCCATAATTGTAAATAATGAAATGGAAGATCTGGATTTGGTAATTCAGGTTTTGTTAGTAGTGCATGTGACGGGAGTTTATCTCTCATAACCCCATTATCTAATAGAACTTGAAATAAGGCCGCTTGACCTGGCATACATCTCACAGAAATAATAATCCCTTGAGTGAAATTACCCTTTCCATTTTTACCCTGATAAAAGTATTCGTCTCTAACCCAAACTTTTAAAGGATAAAAATTATGTTCAATGTAAGCCATTATTTTTTCTTTCTTTTCTTAAAGTATCTGTATGTAAGATATCCTCCCAATAATATTATTGTTAAAGAAATCCCAAACACATGTACATATGTTTCAAGTAACGTCATAGACTATATTTGTAAACCCCATTATCTAATTCAACATCCAACAACCCATCATTTTCTAATATTTTTTTATCAAATCCCATCTTTAACTCCATTTTCAATTGTTTCTAATTTCATATTATTTATTTTTAAATTTTTCAAATTTATTTTGTCCAACCCACAAAAAAGAAAAGAAAAAGGTTCAGTTCTCCGAATGAGCATTTGTGGTTAATTACCGTACTACTGCTAACAGCGTGTATAAAACATTAAAACGATTTTATACACGCAAAACGTTAGCGGTAATTATAGAACCGCCCAATGTGTAACTTTCTCCATAGTCATAAAACCGAAGATATTTTTCTTTGGTCTAATCCTAAAAGGTTTTTCATCTTCAATGCCGTTTTCAAATCTAACTGCATAGTAATCTTCGGTTTCAGGTAGTCGCTCCGTTACAGGAATCCATAAATAACTACCGCTAACATCAGATATATCCAATTTGGGGTTCTCTGCGTTATTCAAATTTTGTTCTTCTTTGTTCATTTTATATTAATTTAAAGTTTATACTATTTAATCCCAAACTGGGCATATCTGCGACCGTTATATTCAATTATTTTTATTTTTACGGGGATATATTCTAATACTAGTTAAATCATAATTATATTCAAATATATTCAAATTATCTGATAATTTATTTAAATGTTTTTCTATAAATTCCTCATAATCCCACCAATCTTCCATAGTCTCTGGCATCTCCCAGTCAATTTCATATTTAATGTAGATACTATTATCTCCTCTTTTAAGTATTTCTGTAAATTTAATAGGTGAATTCATAAATTCTTTCTCTATTTTACTTAAAATATTGTCCAATATATTTTCTTTAGAGAAATCATCTTCCAAAAGAGATTCAAATGTTTTTAAAAATTTTAATTTTCTCATAGTTTTAATTTTTTTTTATAATCTATATATTAATAAAAAAAAAACGGTTTTTTGAAATAATTGAAAAAATAACTGAATATAACAAATGATAAACAACATTAAAACGATTGTTTATCATCAGACGTTATAGGCAATATTTAAAAGTTTTTTTGCCATTGCACTATTTAGAGTTTTCAAGTTGCTCAAGTTCTTTTTTCATCTTTTCAATTCTCCTTTGTTTCGCATCTTCTTTATTAAGGTCGTAGTACTTTTTTAAAAGCAAATCAAACGAGTTAAAAACATCTTTTGCGTTTTCTAATTTCCAATATAATCCGAGATTTACTTCGTCTATGTAATCAGGCGTAAATGATTTTAATTCAAGCCAAAACTTTTGAAAGAAATTTACGGCATAATCTTCTCCAAAAATGTATGCACCAGTTGGAAAGCATATTTGTAATAACATTTCATCTTCGGGCTGTATTCCATCAACGCTCCAAATTATAGTTCTTCTGTGTTTTTCGCCCCACATCCCAATCGCCCTATATTCTCCAAACCTAACCCAATCCATATTTTTAATTTGTTTAGAGTCAATATTTAGCCCGTAAACTTCTTTCAGTTCAAGTCCAAATAAATGTGTTTTGGCTTTTCTTTCCAATTCACTTACATCAAAAACGCAAATTTCTCTGTGTTTATGTAATGCTTTTAAAATTTCATCGTATGCTTCTTTTACTTTTTTCATTTTATGTTTATTTTAATTGTTAATTCCTTCGCTAAAAACTTTTAAATACAGCCTATAACAGCACATACACGCTATTTCCCTGCCCTCAATACAACGCTCACAGCGTGTATGTGCAAAACGTTATAAGTTATTTTCATAATATCTCATAATCTTTTAATATTTGAATATGGTGTTCTCTCCATTTATTTTTTGAAACTCCAATTGAGTTAGATTTTATGAATTTCCACCCATGATAATACGCACCTAATTCTCGTTTTAATACATTTCTACCATATTCGTAAGGACAAACATTATATACATAGATATAATCTCTAAAAGTTAGAAAATGTCCATATTCATGTAGAAGTGTTAGAAACATATTCTCATTAGATTGTTCTGAATTTACATATATTATCTGTTTCAAAAAATTAAATCTCCCACCTATATCCCCAAATTTTGAACTATCTATAATCTCAACTTTTATGTTTTTTTGAACTTCTTCTTTTAAAAGATTGAATTCATTCATATAAAAGTCATCAATTTCCTTTACTATTAAATCTACCATATTCAAATATAATAAAAAACAACTTATAACAAATGATAAACAACATTAAAACGATTGTTTATCATCGGACGTTAGCGGCAAGTGCTACTCCTCCACCACTCTATCAGTTTTACCGCCATACAAACGAAACCACCCTGAACCTTCTGCCGAAACCAAAACATGTGTTTTGCTTGGTGAATGACTGCCATCGGAATGGTCAATAGCAGGAGTCGTTTCTGTGCGTACATGCTTTATTTTAAAACGGTGCATTACGGAATCATCAAGATTTAACATTTCGTAAAACTTTCCGATTAAATCCGCACCAGCCGCTAACAAGCGGTTAGCGTCATTGCCGTTTTCGTGGTTAATTGAAGTGTTGTTTTCCATATCAAATTTTGTTTTTAAATTAAAGTTTCGTGTTCCAAAGTCGGCAACGAACGCCAACCGCCCAACCGTTATGTGTAATAATTTTTTACCCACCTACTAATAAATTTTATAAACTTCTAAATTTCTATGACTTTTCTTCAATACTCCTTTTTCTGTTTCTATACTAAACAAAGTGTCTCCGTTTTGAAGTTCTTCTTTATCTGTTATAACACCGTCCATTAAAGATTTATTAAAGTGAAAAGTTATTTTATCACCTATATTTAGTTGTTTGATTTCCATCGGTGAAAATCCTCTTTCACCAGAACCATCTAAATATGATTTTCCTTCTTTTAAGAAGTTTTTAAATCTCTTAATTCTATTCTCTTTCATAGTTCTGTCTTTTATTTTAAGTTTATATATAAAATCTCAGAACTGAATATATCTGAGATTTTATATATAAATAGTTCAAATTAAGAATTTCCACCCACAAAATTACTACACATAACAAATGATAAACAACATTAAAACGATTGTTTATCATCGGACGTTATACGCAAGCACTACCATTCTGCTCCGTATTGACAATTTCATCTACCGAAAGTAAATCGGATATATCTGCAAGATGAGTTTCTAAATCCATTCCTACCTGTTCGTAATCACAAAATCTGTGAAAACAATCTCCTTGTTCTCTATCTTGAACACAATCTCTTTCTTCTCCATTTTCCAAGAAAACACCACAACCAGTGCATTTATCACATACACTTTCTTCGGGGTGTTCTCCATCTCTCAAAACCCTACTTTGCCATCCTTTTGAATAAGCATTGTAGATTTTTTCTAAAACAGATTTTGTTTTTTCAACGAACTCTTTTTGGCTCATCTTGTATGGCTCTTGTGGTTCGATTTTAAATAAGTCATCTATATTCATTTCAATTAAATTTTGTTGTTAATTAACCGTGCCAGCGTATAACAGCGGTTTTGTGCAAGCTGCCCGACCGCTCAATGCCAACGCTTCGCAGCCTGACACAAAGCCGCAAAACGTTAGCGGTAATAAAATTTACTACAACCGTTCCGCAACCTTAGTACCTAATTTGTTATACTCTCTACCTTCTTCTTCTGCCATCAATCTTACAGCATCTTGTATCTGTTTAGGTAAATCATCACCAAATTTACCTAATAATTGGTATAACAAATTTTGCTTAGATAAAGCATTTTCTCTTCTGATTAACAATTCTATTTCTTTCATAATACGTAAATTTTACATACCGCTAACAAAGTATAACCAAAAGTGGGGCGGTAGTTCCCAAAATCAGTTATTGTGCTTCTAATTTACTTTTGTAGGTAAGTCTGGGTTTAGCACTTTTAATCCCCACCTTCGGTTATACTCAACCGTTATAAAACATTATAAACGACCACCCCACTCAAATTTTATTTCATCAACATTGTAGTCAATATTATAATCTCTTTTGAGTATTTCAATTGCTTCCAGTTTTGCTTCATCTTCGTTTGAAACAACTCCACCTAATCTAATCTCTTTTTTATTTATAGTCATACTGTGATTAGTACCAGCAAAACTTCCGTTCCAATAAAATTTTATTTCCATATAAATAACGTTTTATAACAACAAATATAAGCAATTATTTCATTACTTCCAAATAAATGTTGTTGGTTAATATTTAATTTTGTTCTTTTAATTAAGTTTCGTTAATAACTGCTTATATTTGCAACCGTTATAAGTAATATTATTTTTGTTTTGTGATTTTTATATGATATTTTAACTTAACACTTTCTTCATTTGTTTCTAATATACCGAATACAATATCTAAAGTTTCTGGGTCAACCATCATTGGTGTGACTTTCAAATTAGAATCTAAATTTTTTAATGTATCTTCTATTTTTGATACAATTACTTTAGGTATTCCACTATCAACATCTTTAAATGTACCTAAGAACTTATAATCTGATACATCTTCTTTATTAAACTCTATTTCAGGGGTTTTAATAATATAATTTTCCATATTTAATTTTTTTATAAGGTAAAACAAAAATAATACATACTTATAACAACAAATATAAGAAATAAATTTTGATTTTCCAAATTTTTATAGGTAAAATTTACTTCTCATATTTGAAACCGTTAGCAGTAATGCCATCAAAACGTAATCAATGGTACTGTAAATGTCGTAACCTTGCCACAAGAAGGGCAGGTATATTCATAAGTTCCTGCTGTTAAATAAATGTGCATCGGTGGGTTATGGTCAGGATGTAGGCAAGGTTGCTCTGCATCTTTAATTTTACGAAGTCCACCTTTGGCACTACTGCTAACATTGTGTAAATTCAATGCCTGTGCAGTGCTTTGTTGATAATTTTCTACTTGATTTTTCATTTTATTTTTAATTTAAAGTTTATACTAATTTTACGGCACTGAAATTTACACAAGTACCGTTACCTGCCATTTTAAGACAGACCGCTAATCGTTCCATTCTTGACATTCAGTAATATCATATTGCTTGAATACACCACGACCATCAGTATTAGTTATAATCAAAGCAAGATTTGATGAATAGTAGCCGTTGTTTGAGCCATAACCAGGTATTCTAACAGGATGTCCATTTTTAGGCTTTAAGGCTATTCCATAATCTTCTATTCTTTCAAAGAAATCATCATTTGACAAATCAAATTCCAATCCTTTAAAATCATCCAATGTCAAATCTGACAAAGACAAATAGTGATGCTCACAGCATTGTTGGTCGTGGTCTGAAAATAAAATCATTCCATTATCAAATTCTAATGAATCTGAATCAATTTTTACTACTTTTAAATTTTCCATTTTACTTTATTTTAATTGTTTATAAATCAAATCTGTGAGTTACCGACAAAAAACGGCAGGTAACATCGGTTTTGTGCAAGTGGGGCTGAATTGCTAAATTAAACAGCAGTAATTCTAATAGGCTTTTGTACTGATTTGAAACTTTCGTGTTCCAAATCCCCACCTGCACAAAGCCTTTTTCGTTAGCTGCCATTTACGACAGACTTCGCCATAGTAGCATTTTGCAAAATTGATATTGCTTGGTTCAACTCAATAATCATTTCCAAATCCGACTTTGTATCGGGTATTGGACTGTCCAAACTTGCCCTGTGGACAATGATAGAGTTTTCAATAAAAGACCTTTCAGCCTTTTCACGCATTTCTTTTAATGTTCTAATTGTTCTTTCCATAATTAAACGGCAGCTAACACTGCATTTGTGCAAGCGGGCGGACAGCTTGCGGTTAATATTAAGTTGCATCTATGCCCGCCTGACACAAATGCTTCAACGTTAGCAGTAATACTACATTTAGTCTTCGATTGAAGGTTCGTCTGTAATATCTTTTTCTTTTCTTTTTTCTCCCCCACCATTAAATAATTCTTGAATTTTGTTAATTTCATCTTGTTTCCAAGTTCTATTTGTTTTACCGTCTTCTGAAATTGTCAAATATTGATAATCATACCTTAATGGTCTTTCAATTAACCAAGGTGTTGGTTCAGGTTTAACTGCAATCCAACCATCTTTCGTTTTACCAATAGGTTCAGTTCCCTCTATAATTTTTTCCGAGCCATCCAATGGTAATAAATCTCTTGTTTCATTATAAATTATTCTTGTATCTTTGAATAGTTCATATACTAATCCAACATCTTCACCAGTCCATTCAGCATCTTCTGTTTGATGTTCGTATTTTTTTGCAAGAAAATAACCATCACATTCTGTTCTTAAAACATATTTTTGATGTAATATTTTTCTACATTCTCTATTATAATGGTCAATAGTGTTTTGAATATCTTCTTGTCCTTTCCAATAGTTGTCTTCGCCTACCGAAAGCGAATCACCATTTTGTGGCTGTTCACCAACAAATTTTTGATTGTCTAAACAAGCCAGTATCATTTCAAAGGAATCTTCCGATATTACAATGTTTCCTTTACCGTCTTTTTTTGCTTCAATTTTCATCATAGTTTTAAATTTTAGTTTTTAACATTTCTTTATAAGCATTACCTGTATCAAATTGTTGTTCAAATGTTGGATTTGGATAATGTTCGTTTTTAATCCAATTATCGTGATGTTCAAATGTTCTCCATTCATTATCACGTAATTCTTTTACCATATTCATCAATCCAGTTCCAACTTTCATATCAGAAGGAATTTCAACTCCACCATCTGGTGTAACTTTTTCAATTGTTTCTTCAATAAACATTTGGTTCAAGAATGTTACCTCTCTAGTTTCTTTAACACCATTTTCAATGGCATCATCAATACTTGATCCAAATGTGAATGGTCTATCAGATACGTCTTTAATACCACTTTGAATGGTGTCTTCAATACCGACTAATCTATCCGTTTTTGCTAACACAGTGTCCTTTACTCCATTTTGAATGGCGTCCTTAACCCCACTCCTTATCCTCATCCCATCTACTTCGGTGTGTCTTACCCCATTTTGAATGGTGTCTTCAACCTCATTATTTTGTTTTGGAGATTCAATTTGATGAACTATTTTCCCTTTCATCTCCATTGAACCCAAATAACCACTAGGTGTTGTTTCTTTCACCCCATTTTGAATGGTGTCTTCAATGTATTTAATTGGTGGTGAATTGAATGTTCGTGTTTCTTTTACACCATTTTGAATTGCGATTTCAATACCACCTTTTCGGTAACCAATTTTGTAATTGGTTTCTTTCACCCCCTCTTGAATGGTATCTTCAACTAAGGTATTATTAGTATATTCAAAATAATCGGTGTGTCTTACCCCATTTTGAATGGTGTCTTTAACTGCAGAAATTTCATCCGCATTTAAATCCCAAGTGTGTTTCACCCCATTTTGAATGGTATCTTTAACCTTCAATGGTTTTCCAGCAGTGCTTAAACTTTCCTCAACCACATCAATACCCAAAAATCTTGATTCAAACCAGTTCTTGATCAAATCTCTTTCTTGAGTGCAGTCCTTACTGACTAGATCTAACTCATTTTGAAATAGGTTATAGTTGAACCACAAAGTTTTATCTTTTGTGAATTCAACCACCCATCTTTTGTCTTCGGTAAAGATCAACCAAGTTGAACCTTGTTCTGTAATATACTTGTCTGCACCTTCAATCATTTGGTCAAACAACCCAAAGACAAGTTTCTCTAATTTTTTTCCTGATGGATTATTCATTTTATTTAATTTTTTCTCCGTTTTGAATGGTATATTCAACCCTTTTATATCGTAAGTCAGTTGATGTTCCTGTAGTGTGTTTCACCCCATTTTCAACGACATATTTCGTTCTCTGTTTTCTTTAACCATCATAACTTCGTTTTGTTTGTTTCACTCCATTTTCAATTGTGTCTATAATATAATGAGTCGCATCCAAACGCCACTCTTGGGTCTCCTTTACCCCGTTTTGAATGGTGTCTTCAACCAGGTCGGCCAGCGAAGCCAATTTTCCGCCGGTGTGTTTCACCCCATTTTGAATGGTATCTTCAACTGATATCCTGCGCAATGCGGACCTAACCTTGGTGTTCTTCACCCCATTTTGAATGGTGTCTTCAATTTGATACCACACATCTACCGGATTGTCCCAAGTTTTATCAACCTTTGGTTTATTCAAAAATCTATATTCAAACCATCTGGTTATGTATTCTTTATTTTCAACGCAATCCATACCAACCAATTCCATTTCATTTTTGAATAGTTTGTAGTTATACCATAGAGTTCCTCCTTCGGTATATTCAACAACCCATTGTCGTTCATTGGTAAAGATGATCCATAAACTACCACTATGATTGTATTGGTCAACACCTTCAATCATTTGGTCAAATAGTTTGAACAAAATCTTATCTAATTTTTTTCCTGATGGATTTTTCATTTTAATATCCTATTCCTGTATCGTTAGTAAATTCAACACCATTTTCTTTTGCGAACTCTGAAACAAGTTCTTCCACGATCTCTTTATCCATATAACCATAATCAATTGATCGTCCATATACTCTAATTCCAAGATCAGACCATCTAACTCTTCCACCACCAAGAATTCTCCAATCCTTTAATTCTGGTTCAAGTTCTTTGGATCTATTTGCAACATCTTCGTGGAACTCTCCATGTCCTGAACGAAATACATATTCACCATCTTTTTCCAAGATCACACATTTGCGTAATTTATCTTTTTCAATAATAACTTTTTCCATAATACAAATATAAGATTTTTTTAAAGTTCAGACAATAGGTATTTATACTAAACTTTTCGTTCAAAATAAATTTATCTTGATCTTAACCATAAAGCATGACTTGGGAGTTTGTCTCTTAAAACACCATTTTCCAATAACACCTGAAATAGTGCCGCTTGACCTGGCATGCATCTAACAGAGATTATAACTCCTGGTGTCAATTCACCAAGTCCTTTTTTATGTTGATACATGTATTCATTTCTAACCCAAACTTTTAAGGGAAAGAAGTTGTGTTCAATATAAGCCATTATTTCTTTTTTCTTTTCTTAAAATATCTATAGAGTAAATAAAACCCGATTATGTTGATTACAAATAATATTCCATATAGATGAACATAAGTTTCTAAAACGTTTGTCATATGCTGTATTTATATACTCCATTCTCAAACTCAACGTCCATTAACCCATCATTTTCCAAGATCTTTTCAATTTGATCTGCTTGAAATTTAATGTTTTCTGGTTCCATGAAGACCTTATACGCCTGATTTGAAGAAAGTTTATTTTGTGTGACCAAATTATAAATTGTCTCGTTTTCACATTTTATAAGTGATCCGTGTTGACCTGCAACTGTAACTATAACATTATCACCGATTTCGATTTTCTCTAACGATACGATATATGGTTTTTCTTGGACCATAATCATTTTTACTTTTTGTTTTGTTGTTTCACTCATAATCTAATACCGTATAATTCTGATACGGCCTCCATGTATTTTTTTAAATTTATTACAGATTGTTTAAAATCTGTTTTTGGTAGTTCTTCAAATGTTTGAGCCAACTCATCATCGGTCAAAGTATTGATACAACTATCATAGATGTCTTTTAGTATCTGTAAATAAATTTCTTCTTTACTATAAGTATCATCTATTTTTTTTTCAAGCACCTGACCTTCCAACTCAACACAATAGTCGATTAACTCCTCAATAGGTGCCAAATCCATTAAATGTTCATTACCTTTGAATATTTGATTTATGTTCTTCATAATGTTTATCGCATAATGTGGTATGCCAACCAATATTTGTTCTTAATTCTCCTTTTTCGCCACATTTCTCACAAGTTTCATAACTTAGATTTTCCGCCCGACTTATTCTTTTATGAACCTCGTTTGATGCCCCGTTAATATAAAATCTTAATCCACCAAACTTTTCCTTCACCTGACAAGTTTGTTTATCCCATCCTAACTCAATAAGATCAATTATAAGATCCTTAATTAGTGAATACCAACCAGAACCAACATCAAAGAATCCGGAGTCTTTAATTGGTGGTCTATCATTGTAAAATCCATTTTCTAATCCTCCAATGGATTCCAAAAACTCATTCATTTCTTTATCTGTCATATAATATAATTTAAAGATTCCAAATTGATTTTCGTTTTTTCTTTGGAAATCTAAACGACCACCAAAGAAGAATCTTTTGAATTGTTCTTTTCATTTTAAAAAATTAATAACCTTTTCTTTAATCCCACTTTGTTTAATACCTTCTCTTGATCTTGGTGTTAAAACAAAATTAGTTAGACCAGGGTTTTTATCCTCACTATCCAAGAAGTATTTTGATAAAAACTCAAGACTCATATTAAGATCATCAATCGCAACCCAATGTGTGACTTCAGGATGATTCTTTAACCAATGTCCGATCTCCATACTTCGTTCTAATTCCAACTCAGCACGAAATCTAAACGCATTCCATTCTTTTGGAAAAAGGTCTCTAAATATGTCAGTCACCGCAATTGGTCGTTTAATAATACCTTGACTAATATAGTAATCACCAAGTTCATCAAGTGTTGCATGTAATCTCCAATCAGAACTTACCACTATTTCACATCCAGTTTCTTCAATGATCTCATTTAGAACTTTAATTGTCCCTTTATCAAAGTCATCAAAACGATATTGCACCGGAATTTCTCTTGGGGTCATGGATAATTTTCTTCCTCCCCATTTGTGTTGTTTTTTGTAACGACTACCCCAATTATTAGAGAGACAAATTACACTATCATGATCTAAGAATATAACTTTCATTATCTTATTGTTTGTGTTAATCTTTCGTAATTACTTTTGTTTTCAAATTGTCTTCCAATTCTATACAAGTGGTTTGGGGATAAACCAAACCAAGTGTCACAGTGATGGAACTTTGAAAATTGTTCTGTCAACATATCTGAATCATCGTCTAATATTGCGTAATCATCAACTTCAGGGTGTTGATCCAACCACTCTTTAATTTCTTCACCTCGTAAAGTTCTTCTATTACCAGTGATTCCTACATAAGTTCCTGGTTTAAATCCAAGTTTAACAAATGCGTCTTCCCATCTATAAGGTGTTGATATATGATCCTCAATACGAAAGTGATGTTTCCAACTCGAAGAAACACAAATTTTTGTGTTAGTTTTATTACACCATTCGCTCAACCATTTCCACTTTTGATCACAAGTTTCTTCTCGTAAATCCTTGAATTGATATTCAAAAGTGAAAGACTTTTTAGGTGGTTTATAATCCGCCAAAGAAACTCCTTTTGATTTAATTCTAAACAATTTTCTAACCAATCGCTTTAATTCATACCACCATGTGATAGGTTTTCTCCATCGTCTTCTATGTCTTTCTTTATAAAAAACATTAGAGTTCATAACTCCATCAATATCCAAGAATATAACTTTCATTTTAAAAATTTTCTGTGTTTTCCTAAAACACCAATTACTAATACTGCAAATGTAAATAAAATACCAACCATAATCAAATTATAGTGGTTTATATAAAATAGAAAAGAAAGTATAACTATTTCATTATAGATTGTAAGCCTCAGACAACTAATGAGTGCCGACCCATTATAGATGGATAAGTTGTTACTCCCCTCAAATTGTAAGCCTCAGACAACCACTCTTCTGTAAGTTGTTGTATTTCAGAGTTTTTAAGATCAAAACCTTCTTCTAAAAATGGCCAAATAACATCATAATATATATAAACATTGTTATTTTTTCTATCGTAAATCATTACATTATTTTTTTTTTCATACCTAAATAAAGTCCAATTAGGTTCTTCTTCACTCTGAACAACATCCAAATCAGTAAAAATATTTAAAAAATCTATAGGAGTTTCAATTCCTGTCAATTTTTTAAGATTCTCAATACCTCCAACTAATTCAGCGGCAGATTCCCAACCTTCTTCTTTAATAATATCAATTAAAGATTGATTTTTTTTATTTTCAAATAAAAGATTATACTGACTTTCTGTTATTATTATTTTCATATAAGATAAATACTTTGTTAAATAAAAAAAGGGGGAGTAGCGAATTCCCCCTTTTAATTGTTACCCTAACGGATAACGGTCCTAAAAGCCCACCACTAAGGATGGGGTCTCTTAAAATAAAATCCCCACCATTAAGATGGGGATAATTTTACCTAGGGGTGGGATTTTCAACCTGTGTCGGATTACGCCAGACACCCTACGATTGGTATTTTTTAATGATTGAACCAATAACAATCAATTCTTAAACAAAGATAGTGATTTTTTACAACTGCACAACTATTTCACCACTTTTACATGAATTTTCTTTTAAATTTTCTTTTTTACTTCTTGGTTTTACTCCAAAATATAAAAAGTTACCGTCCTCCGAAAATGCCGAACTTATAATTTTTAACTCATTATCATCTTTTTGAATCACAAATTCAACAAAATCAAAATATTCTTCATCTTGATTATCGTTTCTTACTTTAGTAAAAATAATTCTTTTATTACATGGATTGTGAATTTTAAAACTCTCAATAATTTTTTCTATTTTATTCTGTATTATAGGAACCAATATTTCATCAGGAACACCAACTCTGTAACCATCATCTGAGAGATTTTTTTCAAAAAACAAATCATAATTCTCATCATAAGTATTGTCACCATGTCTATCAAACCATTGATGATATGTTGATATTATTTTATACATCATATCATTGTAAACCTTAGTTCCTTTTTGTTTTGGGAATTTTCTGATTTCAAACAAATATTGTTTAATAACTCTTTCTATTAGTCTTTTCATATGATATAAATATAAAACCCCACATTAAAGTGGGGATTTAATTATAAAATTTCAAGTAAGAAGTTGGTGTCACCTTCCCAGTTCTTAAGTTGTGACTTAGGAACCCAAAATTCCATCACACCGATCTCTTCTACTCGTTTTAGGTAGTCCTCACGGAAACGATCCGCCTGACTCTTGTCTTTGATGTATTCAACACCCATGTGTTTAGCACATGTCTTACCCATCGTAGTCAACATTGAAAACTCGTCAGTCAAAGTCTTTGCACAACACACACAAACTTTTGCTCTCTTCACAGTCATCTTACCTGCGAACTTAACGGCTTTAGGTGAAATTCCTAAAACTTTAGTGATATCCAAAATTGTAGGATTAAACTGAAGACCATAAGTCTCTTTCATTTGTTGACCGATTTTTCGACCAACTTGAATTGTATCTCCCTCAGCGGGGATATTCATTTTCTTGGTAGCCGCTTTATTTTCCTCTTTTTGAATTTGGTTCAAAGCCGCTGACACTTGTTTATCAGACAACTTACCATATTTCTCAAGTTTAGACTGGATATCTTTCACGAAAGAATTCTCACCAGTGTAGGCTTGAATTTTTTTCATGTCCTCAGTCAACTCAACCTGTTTTGCTTCAACAGGAGCATTTAAGATCTTTTCAACAGTAGCCGCTTGACTTACAGTTAGTTTGCCATATTTAGAAATTACATCTTTCATTTTAAGGACGAAAGAGTTAGAACCTTGATAATTTTGGACGAGAGTTAAAGTTGACATAGTGATGGTGTGTTTAAATGATTACACTACAAAGATAGTGATAAAAATTAATTCACCAAACTTTTTGAAAAAAAAATTATCCAACAACTCCAACTAAATCATCCAAATGGTGATCAACATCTAATTCAGAACTAATTGATCTTCGATCCATCATATGCACAATCTCACTTAAACTATATGGGTGATAATTATTTCCATCAACACCAACATCAAGTCGTTTACCTCGACCCCACTTATCTTTATTAGACAAATGAACGTGTCCGTGTAAGTGAATTGATCCTTTATTTAATTCGTTCCAACTTGAGAAGGGATAGTGACACATCACAAAGTTTTGTCCGTAGATTTTAACTTGTAAGTAATCAGATACACTACTGAAACTTTCTCGAATATTTTCTCGATTGTTTCGTATGTGGTGATCGTGATTTCCTAAAACAAGATGAATATTTTCACAAACTAAACGATCTAAAAACTTCCTAACATTTTCAAATCCACCAAAAACAATATCTCCCAACATTATTAATGTATCATCTTGTCCGACTTTTGAATTGATGTTATTTACCAACACGTCATTCATTTCGTCTATTGTTTGAAAATCCCTCGTAGAATTGATTGGGATTTGTCCGTCTTGAGTTCTCCAATTTGTTACACCTCGACAAATATTTTTGTGGCTGTAGTGAATATCTGAGGTAACCCAAACTTTACCTGTTACTAATATATCATCAAACTTCATACTAATTTAATTTGGAATCGATTTTTCATTTGTTCTATTTTATCATCAGGAACTCCGTGTTGGTTGGTATTTCCGTGACGATTTTCTACTATAATACTGAAGACCATATATCCATGTTCTTTTGCAAGTTCAAAGTATGGTTTCATTTCCCACTCTTGTGTGAAGGTATTGGACACCGCAATTTTTTTAATACCCGATGTCATCGCATGTTTAACAAACTCTTGACATTCTTTATGAGCCTCTTTTATTTCTGAAGGAACAAAATTATAATTACCATCATTATCATAAAAATAATGATCGGCTTCGAATACGTTTGCCGTCAATTGTTTTGCCAAAGTCGATTTGCCAGAATTTGGGCATCCTCTAATTATGTATAGTATTTTTTCCATGATACAAAAGTAATCATTAAAAGTGAGATAAAAAAGTCTTGTATTACTTTTTTAGATAAATTGTATCGGTTGTGTAATAACAATAATTTTCCTTTGGAATATGACAATGTTGGAATTTAACGATTGTTGAATCGGTTTTTAGTTCGTAGTTTGTTCCATAAGCATCACATCCTGATTTACTTGATTTACAACTTGTTAGAGTTACATAAACCATAATCAAAATTAATTTGATGGTTAAATAAATGGTTCGATTTTTATTCATCTGTAGTTTCATGTTCTTTTATTATTTCCATTTTTAGTGACCATGGATCAAAACAAATGTAGGTTTTACATTTTTTGACTTCATGGGTCATACAATCGTAATAGTAATCACCTTCCAAAATTGGTTTAGTTATTACCGTTTCATAAATATCTCCGTCGTGTTCTATTTTCATTTGTTTGTGTTTTTTGTATAAAAAAAGTAAAAAAATACTATTAGTATTATTGATATTAAAAAAGATGTTAAATTTTTGGAGTATAAACTTGCAAAAACATTAAATAACATCATAATGATTAAAGGTGAATACAAAATTAATCTTTTCATCGCCCAAAACCTACTTTACCTGATCCTTTAATTGTTGGAGCTTTTTTCAACCCTTCCAAATTATCCATAACTTCTTCAAATTCTCTACCCATAACAATAGTTGAAATTACGACTTCCTTCAAGTGTGAAAGAGACATTCCTTCAGTTCTTTTTACCCACTCAGAGACGTTTACATTTTTCAAATCCTCATCTTTTAATTTGTGACGAATATATGCTTCTCTAATTTCTTCATTTGGAAGTTCAACTTTATATCTCCGATCAAAACGAGATGGTCGATTTGTAATACGTTCTTGTAGTTTCTCAGGATAGTTGGTTGTTGCAATATATACAACATCTTCGATCTGTTTAACACCGTCTAATATATTCAACAACTTACTTGTTGAGTGATTACTTTCCCCTGCGATTGAGTCAATGTCTTCCAATAATACAATTAATGGTCTATTTGGTTCAATCTTTCTAAAAGTCGCAATAAAGTCAATAAAGTATTCTACATCGTCATGATCTTTAATGTTTAGAATAATCCCGTCGTTTTCAATTAGTTGTTTTGATATTAATTGGATGATACCTGACTTACCACAACCAGGTTCACCATACATTAGAATCCCACGCTTATGAACAAAGTTATACTCTCTATATTTGTCTCTACGATCCCAAAAATTTTGGATGTCTTTAAGGATGTCTTGAATTTCGTAAGAAGGTAACTGATATAATTCATCTGTTTTAAAAGGTTGTTTTTTTATTGTGTGTTGAGATACTTGTCTATTCCATACTATCTCATAAATACCAGAAGGAACTTTATCTACAGACTTAAATGCAGGAACAAATTCTTCGTCTTGTAATGTTCCCCAACATGTTGGAGTTGCCGAGTTAGTGTTTATAGAAGATTCTTCTTGATTATAATCAAATGAAGGTTCATCTGAATACTTAGTCATAATACTTATGGGTTCATTAATTTCTAAGTTGTCTAATTCTTCAATTAGTTTTTCAAATTCTTTATCCATCATATTTTATTTTTAACTTCTTTATTTATTATCTTTTTCCAATCTTCTTTTTTCACCGACATTCTTACATCATCGATAGTAAAAAATACCTCTTCTCTTAATTCGAGAGGGTCTTTAACTTTGGATGAATCAATTTTTAATCTTGTTTGATAATAACTTTCATTTGCGAATCGAACCAAATATTCATTTTCCATCACAATTTGTTTGCAATTTTTTTAATAATTTCTTCGTCTTCATTGGAAAGTCTAAAATGTCCGTTCCATAGTTTGGTGAGATTGTCTCGAAGTTCTGCTTCTCCGTGTGTTTCTTCTTCACCCCTTATAAGTCTTCTAATATCAGGATTGGGGTGTTTTCCCAATGTCCCATCATCATATAACCATTCGGCCATTTGTCTTTTGTCACTTCTATCCATGTCGTCGTAGATCTCGTCAATATCTACATGTAATCTTAAGTAAGGCATAATTTATTTGTTTTTTTAAATGATAAGTAAAAAAGGTGATCCCATCAAGTTAATGGGAGTCACCAACATTATTTTTTTCTCCGTAGATCAAATAGTCAGGATTGATAACTTTTGCCACTTTGTGACGATCACCGGTAATTGACTTTACAACAACACCTTCATGAGGAACTTTAGATCCTTCAATAAAGTTGTTGAAGACGTATTTGTCTTGTTCTTCTTTATTCCAATTACCATGATATAACACATCAACTTGTGGTAAATCCATTACCTCGAAGTGTGTTTTTTCTCTCATATATGGTTCGTATTCTCCATCAACCTCAACATCAAATCCTGCAAATTTTATATCAGATAAACCATAGTCATAGTTTTTTTGTATGCCAGCACCATATATTTCACCATATATAATAAAACCCTGTTCCAAATCTTCAGGATTGTAAGTATCTTTTAGGTGATTCCAAAGTTTTGATCGGATATTGTATTTTTTTGCAACCTCATCCCAAACATCTGTAGAATAAAACCCTTGTGAGTCAGATCCTTTCTCAACATTATGAGACCCATAGATGTAATCAAAGGCCTTCCATTTATCACCGAAGAATATTTTAACTCGGTCCCACAAAGAAAGTTTTTTCTTCCTAACTATCGCATAACGAGCATTAGTTCCGTGAAGTTTTCTTGTTATAACCACTTCGTCCTCTTCATTGAACATATCGGGCACATTCTTTTGATTTGGAAACTTATAGTAAACATGGAAGTTTGGATTTTGGTAGTATTTGATTTTTCTTCCACCAACACTCATTTCAACCATCTTAACAGGAGGTTCGTATTTGAATATACCCAACCTTTCCATCATATCCATACCCTCGTAATATTGATCTCCATATCCGGGTATGTATTTAGTTGGTATTATTAAACATTCAGAGTAAACTCCACGAAGTTTCACGGTTCTAACTCGTTGACCTTTACGAAGGTAACCAGTTACTCCCATACTATCAGATAATTCTTGTGGTATTACAGCGTCAGTAGTTGCAACAACAACCAAGTCTCCTTCTTTATATTCACCTTTTTTGGTTATGGCCATCCAACCATTAACCGTAACAAGTTCTATATTATCAGCACCTGGTATTTGAGTTGGAACACCAACTTTACCTACATATGCAACACTATTTAAATTTTCCATTTTACAAAAATAATAATATTTTTTTTATTCGTCACTATCTTCTTCAGAATATTCTTTCTTCATAGATCTTGGTTCAACAAAATCCCACTTGGTATTTTCAAACTCTTTAATCCATTCACTAACATCTTCTCTTGTCCATATTGGTTTGGAAGATGGTCGGTATTGAAATGGTTTATCTTTACTTTTGTCCCACTCATCAAGTCGTTCAGTTACATCTTCAATAAGATTTTTAGCCTTAGTGTGTTTAATCCACTCCCTGTAATCATATTCTGAATTGATATACATAACATCACCATAATTATAAAACTCCATTTCAGGAAATTCCAAATTTGGATTATTGGTATAAACATCAACAATTCCATTGTCGCCGTAATAAGAATCACACAATTCCCTTAATGAATACAGACTGGTTGGTCTTTCTTCCCAAACACTACCGAACTGACGAACAGAACATATGTAGATATAACCGTCCTCATATGAATGAATAAGTCCTTCAATTTTATTTCTTAAAGAAATAAGTTCGTCCATTGTTAGTTTAGTTAAATCCATTTCTTATATTTTTTCTATTGTATAATCCCACTCAAGTCTAATGCAATTTTGTTTTAAACGATTGATGTGTCTGTAGTTGTTGATATAACCACACATATTACCACTTCCAATTGCGTTGTGTGAATGAACCACAACATCAACAACAGGTTTACCATTCATCCATTCATTAACCAACCATTTAACACAATCCATACCGGTCTTTTCGGTAATGTTATCGTAATTAATTGTGTAGTTTGTATAAACATTTCTTTTCCACTCATCAATTGCGGTATCACCCAAATCGTGATCTAACGAAATGAGTTGGATATTATTCAAACCAATCTCATTTATTTTTTCAACGAACTCATCGTAAGAACGAACAACAATCCATTCTTTATCAACAGGCGTTCTAACATCGTCTAAATAAATCTTCTTCATAATAACACAAATATATAAATAATTTTTTTGTAAATCTATTTTTCTTTCACCCCATTTTGAATGGTGTCTTTAACTAACTCATATAACGAATGGTAAGGGGCTTGGGTGTTTTTTACCCCATTTTGAATGGTGTCTTTAACCAACGAATCAATCTGTTTTACATATCCACGGGTGTTTTTTACCCCATTTTGAATGGTGTCTTTAACTCGGGTGTTTTTGCTTCCACGATTCCAGCAGGTGTTTTTTACACCATTTTGAATGGTGTCTTTAACACACAAACGATAATTGGAATTAGATTTGTCAGTTTCTTTAACCTCATTCTTATTCAAAAATCTTGACTCAAACCATTTTTGAATAAGGTCTTTATTATCAACACAATCCAAGTTTATCATTTCCATTTCGTTTTTGAAGAAATAGTAATTATACCATAGTGTTTGTTCTTTAGTGTATTCCACAACCCATTTCATTTCATCAGTAAAGATCAACCACATACTACCATTATGGTTATATGTATCAACACCTTGTATGGCGTCGTCAAACATTCCAAATAAAAGTTTCTCTAATTTTTTTCCTGTTGGGTTAATCATTTTATTTTAGCATTTCAGAAACTAAACTATCCATGAATTGATTTCTGATATTGAATTTAGACATATTTTTTTAAAAACTGACTTTATGTTATCAATATTATTTGGGTCTATCCCCCCAATAGACATTCTAAACCAACCTTCATTTTCTTTTGATCCAAAATATTCAAACGGAACCATTCCGACGCCACAACTTTTGATTAAAAATTCGACAAAATTTTCAACACTACCGAAATATGAAACGTGTTCAAAATAAATTGATATGTATATCCCACCTTCTGGTTTTTGATAATCAATATTAAATCTTGATTTTTTCAAATCATCCAAAGATTCACAAATCTGATTGGAAATAAAAGAATATTGATTTATTTTTGAAGAAATAAAATCATTAATTTCTTGGTAGTCATTCAAAAATTTTCCAACGGCAATCTGTTCTGGTTTTGGTGCCCAAGCCCCGATGTGAGAAAAAATTTCAGTCATTTTTGATATTACACTTTTTGGACCAAATGTCCAACCCACCCTAACTCCTGTGGCACACAAGGATTTTGAGATTCCGTCAACACAAATTAAATATTCTCTAATTTCAGGACAAACATCCAAAGGATGTGTAAATAATCCTTCAGGAACTAAATCAGAATAAATCTGATCAAAAAACAAAAAAGTTTTTTTACTCTTTTCTTTGTTAATTTTAACTATTTCATCACATATTTGCTTAAGTGTATCCTTATCGATAACTCGTCCTGTGGGATTTTGAGGTGAACATAAACAAAGTAATCTTGTGTTTACTAACTTATCTTTAACATCGTCAAAAGTTGGAAAGAAAGAATTCTCGGGTTTACATTCTATTGGGATTTTAATTGCGTTATGTAAAAAAGAATAATGGTTGTTGTTCCAAGACGGAACAGGATACATAACGACATCTCCAGGATCGACAATACTTTTGAATATGGTATAAATTAAAGGTCTAACACCGCAACCAACAAGAATTTCATCTTCACCATAAGATATTTTTCTTTTTTTTCTTAAGTAATTACTTATTGATGTTCTAAGATCCAATTCACCTGAAGACATTGGATAATTAGTCAAATCATTTTCATATGATTCAACTATATAATTTTTGAGTTTTTTGGGTATCGGATTTACTACAGGATTGAAATCCCCGATACTAAAATTTTCAACAGGTTTTGATTTGGAAACTTCTTTGATCTGTTGTGAAATTTTTATAATCTCAGATCCTACAATATTGTTTCCTAAAAATGATAGTTTTTGCATCTTAAAATCTTTTTAATATTTCAAAAAATATAATAGTAATCACCGAATCAATCAATTATCCGAGACCATATAATTTTAAAAAATTTCAATTTTTTGATTCAAAAATGAAAATTACAAAAATGTATTCTCTCATCACCTCAACATATACTGGTGAATAACTATTACTAACTTACCTTCAACCAAAGCTCGGTCTGATTTGATTTCAATATCCATCATACCCAAATCTTCTTTGAGTTGTTTTGCTTGTATCTCAACTTCGTGTTCAGCATCCTCCTTGGTCTTAAAAAAACCAAAGTAAGAATCACAAGATCCTGTCTTATCGCACACTCCGTAAATTATCTCTCTTTCTTTCATCTTTTAATCTTTTTTTTGATTCTTCTTTTAAACCTATTAACAATCCTTTTTTATATGCAATATAATCTTCCTCGTATTTTGATGGCCAAGCAACCAAATAAGTATCTCTTTCACTTTTTGGATAAGTGTAGAAATCTTTTTTTAATCTCTTTTTAGTCTTCCTTGGTAATCTGAACTTTTTCATTTTTATATTTTCTAATTAACTTGAATATCTTTGTGATGTCTGTGAATTCTGAAGGTGGTGAGTCGGTTCTTGCCGGTAAGAATATTAGAGTAAATCCCCAATTTCCTTCAAACTTTTCTTTTACCTTAACACCACAAATTTCGTCAATATAAACCCAAGGGTAGTTACCCACAAGTTTAACTTCAATGCCAATCTTTTTTAATCTCTCTACGAATACCTTAATCTTGTCGCTAGTTTTCTTTGTGTTTGTTTCAGTTTCCACATAATAAGTTCCAAATTTAGTTTCTATCTTTTCTTGAGCCATAACATTCTAATTTTTTATTTTTAACATTCCATAAATCCTTCACACCTTCAGTCATATGACAATTGTGACTTTTCCCGGTTCTTTTACCAAACTCCACAATCATATCATTATGACGATTACGAATAAAATGAGGACATTCTTTACAGGGTTTTTTCATAAAACAAAGATAATAAAGTTTTTTTACTTTACAAATCTAATTTATATAATCTACACATTTCGAGCATATAATTTTTCAAATTGAATATTGTTTCTTTGAAATCAACTTTTGGTGTTTCCTTAAATCTTTCTGACAACTCATCATCTTTTAGAGTTTCACAACAACTTTGGTATATTTCTTTGAAGACTTGTTTATAGTGTTGTTCTTTGTTGTATTCGTCTTCAATTTTTCTTTCAAGTATTACACCTTCAAGTTCCCGACAATATTCAATTAGTTCTTGAACTTCAACATTATCTAAAAGTGATGGATTTGTTTTAAATAAGTGGTGTATGTTTTTTTTCATAATGTTCATCACATAAAGTTGTAAACCAACGTATTTTTGTCCTTAATTCTCCTTTTTTACCGCAAAGTTCACATATTTCATAACTTAACTTTTCCGCTTCGGTAATTTTGTTATATATTTCATCGGACCCACCATTAATGTAGAATCTCAATCCTCCAAATTTTTCTTTTACTTGTATCACTTGTTTATCCCAACCCAATGTTATGAGTTCATCAATCAAATTTTTAATTAATGGATACCAACCAACCTGAACATCAAAAAAATCACAACTGGTTATTTTTGGTTTGTTCGAATACATACCATTCTCAAGTCCTCCAATTGACTCAAGGTAATCATTCATTTCTTCTATAGTCATATCAATTCTAATTCAGTTTCATAAAAATAAGGGCAATACCACTTTAGATCATCACATTTTAATTTAACCATAGTCCCGTTATAACAACCAACTTCAATTACGGTTGCCATTCCTGATAATTTAGTTTTTATTCTATCTCCTACTTTAAGATTTTTAAACTTGTCACTCATCTTTCAAATATTTAATTATTTTTTCTTTAATTCCAGATTGTTTAATACCTTCACTTGATCTTGGTGTTAACACAAAATTAGATAACCCAGGATTTTTATCAGATTCGCCATCTGAAAAGTATTTTGATAAAAACTCTAAACTCATGTTTAAATCATCAACAGCAACCCAATGAGTTATTTCAGGGTGGTTATCTAACCAATGATTAATTTCCATACTTCTTTCTAGTTCTAGATCAGCACGAAATCTAAAAGCGTTCCATTCTTTAGGAAAGATGTCTTTGAATATATCAGTAAAGGCAATTGGTCGTTTAATAATACCTTGACTGATGTAGTAATCTCCAAGTTCTTCTAAATTTGCATGAAGTCTCCAATCAGAACTCACAACAATCTCACATCCTGTCTCTTCAATAATCTCATTAAGGATTTTAATTGCCTTTTTATCAAAGTCGTCAAATCGAACAAATACAGGGGCGTCTTTCTTTTCCCTACTACTGTCAGGATTTGCTGAACGGTATTTTGCCCATTTCTTTGATCGTCCAGCCCAGTTATTAGAGAGACAAATTACACCATCATGATCCAAGAATATCGCTTTCATAGTGGTAAATATATGAAAAAAATATTACCCCGGAAAGTATGTTGAAATAAAATTCTTGATTTGTATAATGTGATCAAACAAAAAACAAGTTAGAAGAAATAAAATAAACCAAATAATTGCGGTCGATGTTAAAGGAAAATTTTTTATAGAATATTTTACAAAATCTATAATGTCTGATATCATAAATAATAAAATTATGATTGTTAAAAAAATAAAAGTTAAAATCATTTTATTATTTGTTTTATAGTTTCAGAAGTTATTCCATTAGAAGTTATGCTAACATAATAAACCCCCGGACTTAAATTTAAACCAGAAATATTATACAAATTTATTCCGGTTGAAACTTTTATGTCTTGGTTATAAACTTCAGACCCTTTAGTATCCTTAACTATAAATAGTCCTTCACCAATCATTTTTTTATTATTTAATATAACTTGAAAATCTCCTGAACTTGGATTTGGAAATATTGAAAAATATCCTTTTGTGTTTCCATTACAAATCACATTGATTGGTCCATATTCTTTGAATTGTCCGTCAATATCATATTGAATTAATTTGTAATAATTGTTTCCGTCGATTGCATTTTCATCTTTTGTGGTATATGACAATTCTTGAGTTGAGTTACCGGCAGATCCCAAAGTTGTTAGTGAAGACCAATTTTCACCATCCCTTGATTTTTGTATTTCGAAATAATGTGAATTATGTTCAGTTGCTGTTTTCCAGTCCAATGTGATGACATTATCATTACAAGATCCATCAAATGATAATAACTCAACAGGAAGAATTTGTGAATTAGACGACCCAATATTAAACCAACTAAACCCTTGTGTATTATTGCTTGTAATTAAAAATGCCATTGGATTAGCATTTGCAGGTATTGCAACATGACTTCCGCATGGTTGCCAACTTGTATGAACTGAACCAGGAGATTTAATAATTCTGCATATTTGTGGAGTTGTCATTCCGTTAAGGTTATTTGCAAATAAAGTTAGATTATACGGTGTTTGACAAATTGAAGACGAATAGTTATTTGATGTCGGTATAACTTCCCAATATCCGTCAATTGAATAATTTTGAATAAGTGCGTTTGAGGCCATAAATGGAAGTCCATTATATAAAGGTGTGCCATTAACAATTGGAGCTCCATTCTTATATTGAACAGTTAAAGACTGATTCACCCCAGGAGAAGTTGTGAACTGAAAACTTGCATATCTGTTGTAGTTTGAAGTTCCAACGGGAAATAGTCCCTCGTTACCGTTTGTTGATAAATTATTAAAAAATCTTTTGAACGGTCCAACGATTGTTCCTGTATTATATGTTAATGAACCTATATTTGAACTACTTGAACCTAGTGTTAATAAGGAGTTGTTTGAGGTAAAAATATTTCCTTGAATCATATTTAAGTTACCAGTAACATTCACATGGTTACCAAGTGTTAGTGTTGCCCCTTGTGATTTATTAACTTTCATGTTAAATAATTGTGATGTTCCGTTTCCATTGAAAGATGAGTTTTGATTTCCAACAAAATTTATAGTTCCAGTATTTGCGATCAATGTCCCATTATTTACGATATCATGTGATATTTTCAAACTGTCGTTTGTTAAATTAAGAGTAATTCCTGAATTTATAAAAACGTCATAAGCATCTCCATTCACACTTAAAGTTGGTGTTGTGTTTCCAATACAAATTCCGCCATTTACTTGGTCCAAAGTAAAAACCTGACTTGCTATTGTTGGAAGTGAAACTCCTGACATTCTAATGAAATGTCCTGCAGCTTGTTTTTGATACCAGTTTGTTGAAGTTGACCAATCAACAGAAGTGAGCCCTCCCCATAAAAAGTCGTTTGTTCCAATTGCACCTCCTAAAGACGAAGCATTTGGTTGATTGAATGTAACTAACATATTATTGGGTGTAGAACAATTTCCGTTTGAGACAGTCCATTGAAGAGTATATGTTGAGCCATAGTTTCCAATAAACGTAGATGTGGGTGAATTTATATTTGAAAAACTTCCTCCAACACCACTTACAACTGACCATGTTCCTGTTTCACCCGCTTGTGGTGTGTTAGCCCCCAAAGTTACTTGATTTATACCACAAGTTGATGTTCCATTATTAGACCCTCCTGCGCTTGCCAAAGGATTGGATAGAACAGTGACGGTAGTGCTTGAGGTATTAGAACATCCATTTGCGTTTGTGCCTGTAACCGTATAAGTTTGCGTTGATGTTGGTGTAAAAGCCACTCCATTAGTCACACTGTTATTCCAAGAGTATGTTGATGCTCCAGAACCATTAAGTGTTACTTGAGTTCCTGAACAAACAGTTTGATTAGACCCTGCACTTACATTCGGTAATGGATTTACGGTTATTGTTCTACTTGAAGTTCCACTACAACCATTAGAAGTTGCAGTAACAGTATAGGTTGTTGTAGTTGATGGGTTTGCTATCGGATTTTGTATATTTGGGTTTGACAACCCTGTTGATGGTGACCAAATATAATTTACAACCGGAGCTGTTGTGCAACTTGATACCCAATAGTTATTTTGTGAACCCCCTCCAATTGAGCCTGAAAGTATTGTAGACCCATTACAAGTTATAGTAAAGGTTGGGACATTATCATTCCAGCTTCCCATAGTTTCAATATAAAAAACATAAGGACCATTAGCAGAAGAAGCAATATTTGTGACGTTAGGTGATGTGAAATAAGGACCTCCTGAACCAATTATAACTCCAAGATTATTTGTTAGAGTCCAACTTGTTTCATCTAATAATCCCCCTGTTATTGTAACTGCAAGAGAACCTGGAGATGACACTCCCGTAACAGATGAATTTAGTTGTGTTGATGAACCCTGACAAATTGTGCTTAAACTTGCAGAAGTTGATACGACCGGATTGTTATTTACCGTTACTGTTGTAGACACACAATTGTTACTAAACTGAACTCCATTGTAGTTTCTTGCGTAATATGTTGTGGTTGTCGATGGGGTTACACTTATTGAGTTCCCTGTTGCAATCTGACCTACACCACATCCTCCTGTAAACCAATATACAGTTCCACTTGCCCCGTTTGCCGTTAATGTAGTTGATTGACCAACACATATTGTATTTGAAGTTGCTGTAATTGAGGTTGGGTTTGGTGGTGGTGGAGTTGAACATGTTAATCCTAATTGAAATGCACTTGATGAACTATATCCATGAACAAGAATATAATAGTTAAGTCCAACAACTGATGTCCATTGATATGATGCTGAAGTTCCAACACATAATGGTCCGTTATCATCATTCCCACCTACACAAGTTAATGCGGAACAACTAGTTCCACTAAAAACAGATATTTTACTATCCCAAGCAGTATTACATAAATGAGCGGTCATTATTTGACCATTACCTGTAACTCTATACCAAACACCTGGCATTGTTTGTGAAATACCACAAATACCATTTTCTCCCGTTCCACTGTTAGTTGCATTTACTGTTGTTCCTGATATCATCTGACCACAGACAATTGGTGTTGCGTTACAAACTAAATCATTTGCAGGGGCCGCTGGAGCGGAACAAGTAACACAAGTCACAGTAGATGTTCCACATGAAGATGTCGTTCCACAACTTGAATTTGTATTGTAGTGGACATAAACGGTTCCAGTATAACTTGATGCCCAATTTAATGGTGCATTTCCATAAGCAACGATAGGTCCGTTATATGTTCCTGTATGAACCGTAATATAACCTCCAAGACTATAACCAAATTGATATGTTTGACCAGCAACAATACCTGAAACCGTGCTGTATTCACTTTGAAAATTACAAGAGCTAATTGTAACAGTAGTTGGTGTAGATGGAGCAACTGCAGACCCATATGAAGAAACGTTAGTGCAACCTGGAGTTACAATAAAACAAATAGCATTACATGTATAACCACCCGTCGTTGCTGTTCCCGTAACAGGTTGTATGGTATTTAAAAGAATTGTTCCTGTGTTGTTTACTATTTGAACCCTCATTTCACTTGGCCAACTTCCCGCTAAAGTTCTCCAAACTCTAATTGTAGCACCAGTTGCTGCCGTAAAATTGAAATTGACAGGGCCAAATCCTGAAGTAAATGTTATATTACTCAATACAGTCACTCCGTTTACCGATACAGAAACCGCACCTCCATTCCAACCATCACCAAATGTATCAGTCAGTCTGATCGTATGTGTGCAAGATTGTGAAAAAACAAAACTTGTAATAAAAACAAAAATCGATAATAATAAATTCTTCATTGCGTACAAACTTGTTTAAGTAAATTTAACGCTCACTTGAAGAATCCTATTGGAAACCCCCATCTACCATGGGCCGGTCGAGACTACTAATAAATACGAAGAAATACGTAATAAGAATATATTACTTTAACTCTATTGAGCAAAACCAACTTTTGACTTATTATTTTTTCACTTTAACGATTAAAACCGTGTCAACGGGTTCCAGTGTTACGTAAATAACACCTATTTTTAAAAAATTAAGTTGTTTTGCGGTTCCATAACTAAGATCAATAAGAAATGATGATGATTTTGGAAGTCTATCATTAACCTTAACATAACACACAGAGTCATTATTCAAATTAGTCACTTTTAGTATTGTTCCAAACTTAAAGTATTTGTGTGCTGCGGTTAAACTATCGGCGTAAAATCTTTCACCTGACGCTGTAAGTCTTCCTGTCCAATGTTGTCCGTAGTATGTTGCTTTTCCTTTGTATTTGGTTGGATCTGAAGGTGTAAATGATAATAAAATACCCGATATAAAAAAGATTATTAATTTATTTAAAATTTTTGTATTTGTAAGTTGTTGAAATTTTTCTTTTACCATATTTTTTTTCCATTAATTTTTGATGTAAGTCCCAATTTTGTATAGATTCATTCATATTTTCGTCATCCTTGGCCATCGCATAAAGTTTTCCAATTTTTTTTAAGTATTTTGTTGCAACAAAGTTGAAGTTTTCTATCTCATCTTCAAAAAATTTTATAGGATTTTTTTGATATTTTACTGCTTGATTCAAAAATTTTTGTCTAACCTTATTTGTTTCTTCGAGTCCCTTAACCTTTGATTGCAACATTGAAGGAACATTTCCAAATAATTTTGACATCTCAATTAATTCATCAAAACTTTCACTTGTCATATTTACGAAAATATCCATTCTTTTATTTACACTATCCATATACACTAACTCTAATGCTTCTTTAATTTTTTCATCATCAGTCATATTTGAATAATCTGTACCAATATGATCAAGTAATGCATCTACTCTGAACATTTGTTCGTGCAACTCTTCGATGAATTTATCAAAAGTATAGTTTTTTATTTCGAGTAATTCTTTATAAACTCTTTCATTTTCAATAAAATCTCTAAATTTTGATTTTGATACGTTTGCCGATCTCATTTGTGATGCAACTTCAACTGGTCTAACTAAGTTTTCGGACATTGAAATGAAATAAGCATATCTAAAAAATTTACGGTCGATTGCTGGAATACCAAATGTGCTTGTTTGTTGGATTGCTTGATAGTCTGCACTTTTTCCAACTAATGATAATTCTTTTGCTTGTTTATCATATTGATGTTTTAATTCGTGAGCTAAAGATGCTGTTTGGTAATTTTGATCTTCAACCATCTTTTCAACCAACTCATGTGGTTCCCAATTTGGATTTACAACAAAGGTTATGAAAAGATCTAAATCTTCTTTTATTTGATTTCTTTGAAGTAAAACATTTCTATCAAACATAAACCCTGATTGGACTCCCATAGAAGAAATGTCAGGTTTTTCTTTATAATCGTCTATCTCTTCAACTGTAATTGTTAAATTATAGTGTTTAATTTTGATTTTCTTTTTTTTCCCAATTTCAACATTTAAAGAGCCAGAAAAATTATACTCGTCTTCTTTATCTTGTATTGTTTTCAAATTTTCTAAAATTACCTGATAAAGTTTTTCTGAGGCATCCAAGATTTCATCAGGAACTCCTAACGCTTCGGTTAAAATTTGTAATTGTTGTTCTGTTAAAATTATTTTCAAAATATTAGTCTAAATAATCTGAGGCTTTAGATGTTGTTTTAGGTTTACTATATGTTTTTTGTGATGTTGATTTACCTCCGGTTGGTTTATTACCCACAACAATTTTATTATTTGTATCACAATAATAATTCACCATTGTTCCATCACTTTTTTTCATTCTTCCATTGTTATAGTATTTTTCAGTTCCAATTGTATATACTGTGCTTCCATTAGACATTTGAGCCGATTTAGCACCTGAGTTACTCGGGACACATGGAAAATTATACCATAATTTATCACTTGTTGCTTTATTTGCAGATTTTGCTACCAATTCAGTCCCTTGACTGATAGCCCCTTTACTTAAACTTTCGGTTTTTCTTTTTGCTTTAAGTAAAGGAAGATATACGTATTCGTTCCACTCATCATCATCGTCAATTTGTGTATTTATATCATCGAATAAATCATCACCTGGATAATTTTCCGAATACCTTTGAACAACGGCACATAAATCAGGAATTGTTTGAATTTGACTCAAAGCACTTTTTAATAAATCTTCATCTGTGTTATAACCATAAGCCCCTTGCATGTCTCTAAGGTCAGAGGTTATACTATCTAAAGTAGTATCATTCATAGTTGATTTACCCATACCTGATTTACTACAAGAATCAAAAATTTTTTTTACACCATCCATAGATCCACTACTGCCCTGAAGCAGTTGTAAAGCAACACCACCTACACCTCCCAGAACAAGAGCAGTAGTGAGCTTTCCTGTGTCATATGACTCTACCATATTATTTATTAATCTTTTTTTAAGTCTTTCGTATTGACCTTCGGTTAACTGTATTTTTCCCATGATTTTATTTTTTAACTTGTTAATGTTGCAATATCATTTGCGGTTAATGGTTCACCTAATTTTGGCCCTGCAACTGTAGTTCCTTGACCCGAGGCTTGTGCCGAAGCGGTCTGAGATTTTCCAAAATGAGGTTTACATGCTTTAGCCGCGGCTTCGGTTCCTGGTCCAAATGTTGAATCCTCTTTCAATTTATAGTTTGGATATGATCCCGTTCTTGCTTTAGGATAGTTTTCTAAAACAGTCTGAAGGACCAAATTAGGACAAGTATCATTGATTCTTGCTTGTAATGCCAAATCCATTTTGCCCTCCTTTTTTAGTTTTTCCCACCTTTGTTCCGCTTGTGATGGAGCGGAAGCTACCGTTACACCACCCTTTGATGCGTCTGTTGGTGTTGTTGTGGTATTTATTGACGCCGGATTTGTTGTTTCTTCTTCATTTAACCAACCGAATTTTGATTTGTGTTGATATAAGATCGATCTTTTTTCGTCTTCCGAAATAATAAACTTGTTTCTCATTTTATTTTTTTAAATAAATATATCAAAACAAAAAAAAAGGTGAATTTCATCACCTTTTATTTTAGGTCGACATTGAATGTCGATTCTCCACCACCTTATTTTTTATTAGAACAAGGAAACTATTGTTTTACCATCCAAATTTTCACACTATTTTGATTTGTAAAATAATTTTTAAATTGGCAATTTTCAATTAAACCTTGAGTTAAATTATATTCATACACAGTTCCACTTATATGTCCCCATGGTGTGTTATTTAAAGTCAAAGTAAATCCTACATTACTTGGATATAAACTATAGGTTGACTGAAATCCGTTAAAACTATAAGTATTATTTGTTAGAAAAACAAGTGTGTCAGATCGAACTTCTTGATTGAAACTAGTATTCAATACTTTAAAAATAACCCACGTTGAGTTTTTCAATGTCACGGTGCTATCAACAAAAGTTGTATCTGTGATTATTGGTTGTGGCCCCAAAGGTTGTTGTGGTTTGATATCTTCTTTGACACAAGAAGTTATCAATAAAAAAAGGACAATAAGTAATGAGAAATATTTCATATTATACTAAGGTTTCAATTTTGTTTCTAACTTGTTCAACTAAGGACACTTCTTTTACATTTGTGATTACCAATGACTCTTTTAAGATCTTATGTGGTATATGAACCAAAAATGTGTTTCCATCAAAATACGACAAATCTTCTTTCAGATTCAAAGCACCATCAACCATCTTTAAAAAAATCTTAAACTGAATTGGATCCATAAAGGACTCAGTAAGTATATTTCCGAATTTTTCGGACATGATTGTTATTGTGTGTTGAAATGTTGGTTTGATCATATTGATTTGTTATTTCTACAAATATAATAGAAATACTTTTATAAAACAAATTACTTAAGAATTTTTCTTATCAAAGTCATCAATTCTTCATTTTCTTCTTCTTTTGGTAAATCGTCTTTTTTGAAGTATTGACATTCGGTGTGTTCAAATCCGTCTTGAGCTTTAGTTAAATCAGGAATACGTTTCTTTTCAGTTTTTTTGTAAAAAACAAACATATGTCCTTTTTTTGTCCCATCTTGTTTGAACTTATCAATAAAACCGACAAAATCTAATTCATTATCTAATTCAATATTTGTTTCTTCATAGAATTCTCTAATTGCCGCTTGACCAGGATTTTCTCCACTTTCAATTTTACCTGAAGGTATTGACCAAACGTTAGGCATTGATTTATCAGGTGATCTTTTACAAAGAAGTATTTCATCTTCGTTTTGTAAAATTATGCCAGAATATTTTTTAAACTTTTTCATTTATATTTATAAATATGGAAATAAAAATAAAAGACAACCTTTTTAATGTCATTCCCCTTATAACATCAAAAGATATACAAAAAGGAATGATGAATAAAAAATTCGATTCAAGTTTTGATGGTATGTTATTTTTTATGGAAAAGGGTCCTCAAGGTTTTTGGATGAAAAATTGTATCGTTCCATTAGACATTATTTTTATTGATGGTGAAAAAATAAATAATATCCAACATTATTGTCCTCCATGTAAAACCAAAGATTGTAAAACATACGATGGGTATGGTGATCTTGTTTTGGAGTTACCTGGAGGAACTTGTAAAAAATACAATATCAACGATGGAGATCAAGTAGAAATATTTTAAAATATTTGAACCGTTATTTTTGTTTTTTCCTCAATAAATGGTTTAACTCTTGATTTTGCAATTTCAACATAATTTGGTGAAAGTTCAATTCCTAACCATTTACGATCTAATATTTCCGCCGCCACCAATGTAGTCCCTGAACCAGCAAATGGATCCAAAATTACATCGTTCTTGTATGACAAGATCTTGATCGCCTTGGTTGGGATGTCCATCGAGAAGGTCGCTTTAGTGAGAGATTTAGTGTCAGCAAAATAATTCCACTGACCAAAGACAAGTTCCATAAACTCTTTTTTATCATTCTCACTATAAACCATTTTGTTTCTTTTACTCCCATCCTCATTTTCAATTTCCGTTAATTCACCAGTCCACTCAGGTTGTCCTTTTACTTTTTTGATATGTTTGTTTTTGTAGGCCAATATTACACATTCTTTCGGGTTATAAATGTACGGGGACGATGGACTCATCCATGATCCCCAAGCTGTGGTCTTACTTCTATGTGGTGATTGTTCCTCTAAATCGACAATACCAAAAAAACCATAACCGATCTCTTTCATAATTTGCCACATCTCTGAAACAAAGAAAATACGACCACCTTTTTTTTGTCTGTTTATTTCATAAGGAATGTTAAGGGCAATTCTTCCATCATCCTTTAATAACCTATAAGCTTCACTCAACCATGATTTTGCAAACTCAACGTAGTCGTTGAACTCCATATCGTCCTCGTGAACATCGTAATCAATACCTACGCCATAGGGAGGTGATGTTACAATTAGATCGACAGATCCCTCAGGTAGTGTTTTCATCACCTCAACACAATCACCATTTATTATTTTTCTTGTTTCAATCATTTTTTAAAATATTATTTTTATTAATTTACATAGTAATTTCCAAGTAAAACTTAACCAAAAAATGGTTAGTGTAATTGCTAACATTCTATAGAAATACTTCATACCATATTTACTAAAAGTTGAGCCACTTTATATCCTGTAAAAGCCCCTGCGGCCGCCGAACCAGGTAACACAATAAACTTTCCAAGTATCGTATCATATTTCTTTCTATTCACAATATACGAAATTAGTATGTAATAGACAATATAGTTGAGTAATACTAATAAGTCCAGTTCTTTTGAAACAAAAACTACAATTGAATTCCCTAAAAATCCCCACGAAAAATTTATAAGAGTTTCCCTTAACAATTCGTTTGGTGTTGTGATTGCATCCAACACATTTATTTCTTTATTTATTCCGGTTTTTTTCTTCAAGTGTTTTGATGTGGTGTTCGAGATACCATAAGGCCTTTCTGAGGTCCTCGAGTTCTTTATCTTTTCCTTTTTTTCCTGCACGACTAATATATTTTACTGTGTTTCCTAAACTAAATCCTAGATCCCAAGCATCAATCACTTTGATGGCCTCATATTCATTATTTTTTCCTCCATAATGATTCGGGTGATTTACATGTTCCATCATTCTTCTCTATATTCTTTTAATAACTCATCATTAGATTTTGTCCCGTATTTTCCTTCCAATGTTTTTGCGTCAATATACGAATTCATCATATTTTTCATTTCATAAATTTGATGAGTGGTGTCTAACGATCTAACAATCTCACGAATGATTTTGTATGGATCGGCATTTGAACCTGGTCTTCTGTCTTCAACATAACCCTTCCAATTTTCGGCCGTGTCTTTTGGAACCCTAATTGATGCTCCTCGATCAGACACACCCCAACTAAACTTATCAATCGCCTGAGTTTCATATTCACCAGTAAGTCTTAAATGATTTTGTGATCCGTATGCTTTGATGTGATCTTCATGTCTTGATTCAAATGCATTGAATAGTGCCATAAAATATTCTTCATTCCCTTCATGTCTCATCATGTCAGTCGAAAAGTTTGTATGAAGACCTGATCCATTCCATTCACCGTGTGTTAATGGTTTTGGGTGTAGTTCAATGTGGTATCCATATTTTTCTGAAGTTTTAAACAAGAAATAACGAGTCATCCAAAGATCATCACCACCTTTATGTTTTCCTTGTGAGAACACTTGATATTCCCATTGACCTAAAGCAACCTCAGCGTTTGTTCCTGTAATATCAATTCCATAATTTAAACACATGTTCAAATGTTCGTCAACAAATGGACGACCCACCACATTATGTCCAACTCCACAGTAATATTCGCCCTGTCCTTTAAGAATATTTCTCTTGTGTCCTAAAATGTTTCCATTGATTTCTTCACGAATGAAATACTCTTGTTCAAACCCAAACCAAAGGTCTTCATAACCTTCACCAATTTTTGATCTTTTATTCGATTCATGGGGTGTCCCATCTGGGTTTAATACCTCACATAAAACATAAACGGTAGATTGCATGTCTTGAACATAGTGTCTTACAGGTTTTAATAAAAGATCTGATTTTTCAGTGTTTGCCTGTCCTGTTGATGATCCATCAAAGTTCCATATTGGAAATTTTCCATCTAAAAAGGCATTTTTAACTTTTTCGTATTCAACAATTTTAACTTTACTTCTTAAGTTTGGTTCTGGTTTATATCCGTCTAACCAAACATACTCCAATTTAATTTTCATTTTATTTTTCTTTTGTTATTTGTTCATATTTTTTTGTTTGAGAAATGATTCCGGCAATTCTTCTTTTAAACATCGGAAGTAAAGTTTCGTTGATTGGAAAAATATCTTTTGATGTCATTAAAAATATTGGTCCGGTTTTTTTATCAATACTCTCAAACGTAGAAAATGTATTTATAATTTTTGGTATTGTCAATTCGTTAATTTGATCTTGATAAATCAACTTAACTTTTGTCATTTGTTGGGGATTATATCTTGTTTCTTGTTTAATGGTGTATTCCCAAACATAGTGTTTTTTTTCATGGTCTATGAAATAAAAAAAACCTTTCGGGTGTAAGATATTTTTTTTATTTCTTTTTATTTTCATATCTAAAGAATCAAAAACTATTGTCCAAACTGATTTAGCTATGTTAAAATATTCCATTATTCTTGGAGCAGAATACATAAGGATTTTTTTAAACTCTTGTGATTCTTGTTCGGACATTTTTGGGATTTCTTTGAACTTAAGATCTTTAACCATTATCTCATCGTCAATATTGGTGAGTTTTTTGTCGGTGTAAATTATTTTATGATCTCTCATAAGTGCTTGGACATTCATCAAGTGTAATGAAAGTTCAATAAAACCTGGATATAACTCTAATTTGTCGAGTTTATCTCCCATTTTTTGAAAGTAGGAAAGTAGTTTGTATTCTTTGTATTCTCGATCAATTGGTTTTTCAAACATCCAATCGGTCTCCATTAAAAACTCTATTTTTTTTCTTCTTGTCATCGAATAAAAACATAAAAGAAAAATATAAATAAATAAAGTCCTAAGAGACCCTCATTACATAATACTCGGTTCCATTTATATCAAAAGTTTCATAGTCTCCATCGTATGAGTTTAATAAAGATCCATAACCATCTGAACTAATTACCGTGTTTACAATACTATCAGTATCAATAAAATCCATTATGAAGGTCTTATCATAACCGTAGTGATTAATAAAACCTTTTATGTCGTCTTCCCATTCTCTAACTCTATCATTTACTTCATTTTCAATAGTACTTTCATCATAACCACCTTGTGGATCTTCTTTAATTTCTTCTATTGTTTCCTCTAAACCATCAATTTTTTCTCTAAGTTGTTCATATTCTTCATTACTTATACCTTCTCTTTCAATTTTTTGATTCAATGAATCTAAAGTTATTTGGAGTTGATTAATTTGTCTCGTTTGTTGTTGTGATAACTCTAAAGGAATGTCCCAATCCCCAGGGTCTTGTCTTATATAGTCATCATAGAAGTCATATAACCAACTTGTCCAACTTTGTTTGTCTAATGCATCATCAAAGACCCAATCTGAAAAAGAATCCATTCCCATATCATCTAACAAACTTTCAACCGCATGTTTTGCCGCTGAATCAATTTCATCTTCTGCATAAACATCATAGGTATTTGGATTAAATCCATTATCACCACCTAACCATTCATAATTTTTTCCATAACCATAGGTTGCTCTTCCACTTGGGTATATGTAATATTTGTCTTCAGGACTCTCATTTCCCTCTTCATCTTCAACCGTGTCAACATCACCATTTTGTTCTAAGTATTCATATAGAGCTTCAGTTCTTTCAGATTCGTCGTCACCATTTTCAACATCCCATTCACTTTCTTGTCTTT